TTATTATTCCTTATTTTGGTTATTGTTATTGTGAATTTTACTCTACATCATGTCAAAGAAGATATCAGCAGCATCATGGATGTCTCCTGAGTCTTTGAGTTTCTTTTTCTTCTTTGACTTCTTAGTCGCATCGATTTCACTCTTTGCGTTAGGTGTACCCGACTTAACAAACTTCGGAACCTTTTTCTTAATCTTCTTATCTGCAAGTTTCTTACCAGCCTTTGAGCTCTGGTCGAACTGCATAGCCTTGTAGAGAATGTTGATAGACCTTGAGTCAAAGAGATTGTTCAGTTCAGTTTCAGAGAGTCCTTGTGAAAGAGCATAGCTCTTCAAGTCTGTACGGATAGTCGGAGCCTTTTCAGGATCGTTGAGCTCTGGAATGAGCTTCGCAATCTTACCAGCCTCTTCTTGCATCTGTACTTTAAGGGCCTCTTGAGCAGCTTTGGTGGCCTCAGTAATGGCTCGCTGTTGCTCAACTTCAACCTTCTGTACGTTCTCTTTAGCTTCCTGATACTCAACTCTCTGTCGAGTATATTCATCAGGGTCATCTGCTTTCAAAGCTGCCCAGTTAACACCTTCAAACTTATCAACCTCTGTTGACATATTAGACTTAAGGTATTCCAGAGCTTCAACGTACTGTTGACGTTCTGTTTGGAGAGCTTCTCTCTCAGAGCTTATAGATTTAAATTCCTCGGCAAGTGCCTGAGTTTTCCGAGTATAGTCTGCCTGTCTCTGATAACCGTTTAGAAGTTCGTCCTCTGAGACTTCAATCTCTTCACCATCAAGTTTAATGGTATAGACATCACCCTCACTATTGGACTCTTCCTCGCTAGTCTCTTCTTCAGGGTTCGTATCCTCGTTGTCTTCCTCGGAAGAAGTTTCAGTGTCGTTAGTCTCTTCTTCTTCGTTGGAGTTATTCTCTTCTTCTTCAGTCGCGCCTTCGGGTGTCGTAGAGTCTTCACGATCCAATAGACCAAAGATAGTCTCTGCGCCAGCATCCACGGAGTTAGCCTCTGAAGTACTAGCGGTACTTTCGTTGGCGACTCCCTCGTTAACGGGGTTGGTCGTCATAGTGTTAATTCCTTATACTAAGTTTTATATTGCATCTCTGTCTGCTTAGTCTCTAGCTTGCCAGTGTTAACGTAACTTTCAAGCTGGTTGACTACGGCATTAAGAGCCTTCACACTACACCAGAGGAACTCTTTCCCCTCGTGGTCTCTTGCAGGAGCATTAACCCACTCCTGTATAAATAGCTCACTGACTTCCTGTACGGCTTCCTTGAACAAAGGATCATTTAGAAGTCTCTCAGCTTTGTCTGCTCGTTCCTTGTTGTCCTTAGGCATTAAGTAGCTTTGCTCCTCTGGATATCATTCTTCTCTTTATCGATGATGAAGTCAGCTTTGTTCTCATCATCCCTAAGACGAATATCCTCATTGATCTTGAGCTCTTTAAGCATAAGCTCCTTCTCCTTGATCTTCAACTCAAGCTCCTGGTTCTTGATAGTAGCTTGTGCTAGCAGGAGAGTTGGATCAGGTGGGCTTAGTTGCTCAGGGCCAAGAGTACTTGGGTCAGTAATAAACTCTACGTTCTTTGGTAGGTCAGTGTTACCCTGATACTCTTTGACAAAGTTGTAGACATTCTGTGGGGAGATTAACTTGTGCTTCGGGTCTTGGGCAGCAACCTGAGCGAGGACTTGTCCAAACTGTGAAAGCTGAAGTAGTCTCTTCTCCTTATCACCACGACCTAAACCAACCTTAGTCACCATGTCCCAACGCTTCTTAAGGCGGGAAGGGTCTACAGTTTCGTAACCACCACGGAGCTCAACAAAGTTCTCCTTGGTATCGTACTCAACTGCAAGGTGGTAGATATCTCTGAAGAGGCTCTTAACACCTGTTTCAGCAAACACACGAGCAATGAGTTCAACGCGTTGTTCAGCAGCACTGAGCACTTGGTTGACAGCCACACCACTCGTGTGAGATGCTAGGGCTCCTTCGTTGAGGCCCTTAGTGTTCTTAGAAACTCCAGAGCGTTCTTCACGCAGGTTATCAATGTAACCAAGCATATTGAAACTGGACTGATCCAAGGCAGGTTGATCAAGACGCTTAACACTACCTTGGGCTTTAACACGCACAATACCATTAGGACGGCTAGTAAGGAGATCGTCAAGGTTAACCATTCCTTCTACAACTTCAAAGCGTCCGTTGTTAAGGGAGTACATATTGTCCAAGAGTTGACGCATAAGAGTGGACTTAATAAGCTGAAGGTCTTTCACCAAGTCAGCAACAGCAAGACCATGCAGCTTATGAGGAAGAGGGATCGGAGTAATAGAATGGAATGGTTTACGATCAACGACTTCATTAGAGAGAACACTTTTTCCAACTACTGTGACCTTCCTAAGCTCTGAGATACCATCACCATCGTAGTCAACCTTAACGTAACCCTCAATGACAGTTACTTCCTGCATACCCTGATCATCACGGATATCATCAAACACTGACTCGTCAGCCTGATCCTTGGAGTTACGAGCATTAGCTTCTATGTTGTTCTCAATAGAGCTATCACTACCGAACTCAATAGAGCTTATATCAAAGCCAGATTCTCTGAGATCGTTAATTGTCTGTTTGGTCTTATGTCCACAGAACCTAGCGTCCTCGATAGTCTTGGCACGTTTACTAATGAGGAACTCTTCCTGCGGCACAGGGTCAATAGTAACCTTGGACATATCTACAGTCTTGGAGACTGCTACGCTATAAGAGCCCTCGTTATCTGTAACTTCGAGAAGCTCTATGTTAGGGTCACTGATAAGAAGCTGGAACTCCTCCTCAGTAAGACCTTCGTATTCTTCGCGAGTCTCTTCTTTCTTACTGTCCCAATAGGACTTGACAACACCAACCTTATTGATAAGGGCATCCTTGAACCAAGTCATAAGGATTGTGAAGCCATCATTCTGTCTGTTGAAGATATAGTTGGTATAATCAGTAGCCTGATCAGCACCAGCTTTGTCTTCCTCGTTCTCAGGCTTAAAGACCACGATATCACTCTGAGTGAATATCTTCATCAAAGACGGCATGATCCACTCGACAGTATCCTGGACATCAGACATAACTACCTGTGAACGATCAGCCACTTCATTACCAAAAGGCTCACCAAGATAGTACTCCATGTTCTCGACACGAGCACCAGAGAGCTCACTACCGGCAAGCCCCACAGAGTTCGTAACCTCAATGTCAATGATACCTGCGAGGGTCTCATCGTCCATCTTCTTAGGAGCTTCTATGTTATTTAGTTTATTAGCCATGTGTGCCTATACAAATCCTAAGTTAGGGTACGTGAGCTCTTTGTCATCATAGGAGCCATAACCGCCGTTAGTACCAATAGAGGCGTAACGGAGAGACATTGTGCAGTAACGAGTGCAGCTAAGTAAGTCGTCATCGATGGGTACAATCTTACCGTCCTTCCTGTGGTATTGCCTAAACTCTTGGAACCAGTCAGTAAGGTTACTGAATACTTTGAAGCGGCCTGTCTCCATCCTCTGTAGGATATCAATGATACCTGTCTCTACAGAGTTGTTACCCTTCTTGCTAGGAGACTCTCCAACAGCAGGTGGGTTCGTAAAGTGACTAGGACGCATGTTAACACCATGAGTCCGATACTGGTCTGCAAGGCTTATACCAGAGCCCTTATCGTGTTGGTAGCCATCATGGGGCCATACAACAGGTATCCAACGAGGTCTTGCATTGATAGCAGCAGCATGGATAATAGGGGTAGCCTTTGACATAGCATACGTATCATAGACATACACTGTATCTGAGTCTCTATCGTGAGCCACCCAGACTACAGCAGTAGGGTGATCCCACCCAAAATCTATAGCAGCTATACGAGCCCATGTGTCTGGTAACTTAAAAGGCTCCACAGATATATCATCTTCAGATACAGGAAAGACCAAACCACTACCAAATACCGGGATGCCCTTTGAGCGTAGGTCTCTCTCATGGGGTGAGTAGACTGCAAGTAGTTGTTCCTTAGTCTTGTCATCTAAGTGAGGGCAGTCATCCCAACCAGCTTGTGTGAGAGCCTGTCCCGGCTTAATGTCATTGAGGAAACCCTTTACAACTTCTGTCATACCACTCTCAGGTGTAAAGGTTAGGATAGCACTTCCATTTCTATCAGCAGTACGTGTAATACCCTGAGAGTATATTTCCTTCGGAGGTTCTTCATCGAACCATACCCAATCTACTGACTCACCCATCCACTTCTGAAAGCCCATCTCGTAGGCTTTAAAAGCTACCCGACTCCACCCACCACTCACATGCTTAATCATAACAGAGTTAAAGGCGTTAGGTACTCCAGGTTTACGAGTAGTCTCTCCGATACACTTAAGAGGTATAGCTCCGGTACCGAGGGCTGTGGGGTCGTCTGGTTGCCCGAAGAGTTCCTTCTGTACAATGTCACGGGTAGTCTCGTTAGACTCTCCACCCACCCAAGCCCTTATAGGAGCTTTGTATCTTTTACCCAACCAATCATCAGGGTAGATACCAGTGAGGTGCATAGCAGTCTCAGCAGCCCCTACGTAAGTCTTGCCGGTTCTATTACCAGCCATGAGGAGCCTCTGAGGGTTATCAAGTCCATCAGTGTGGAACTTCATTTGCCACTCATAAGGTACATAGTCTTTGAGTTTGTTAGTTCTCTTGCGGTGTTCCTGTTCCTTCAAGAGGTCTAGGAGTCGCTTCTTATCCGTAGCTATGTTATCTACTTACCACCCTCAATTACTTTGAGCTCTGTACGAGCCTCTAACAGTTGGTTAAGTTCAGAGTCTATGTCCTCGTCGCTCAGAGCGTCCACAGAGCCCTCTAGGTTAAGGTTGGTAGACTTAGTAGTCGGATCAGTCCCACCACGGCTCATGAGGTCTTTAATGGCGTTTAACTGTACAGTCTCACTCTCAGCAGTACCAGCAAGAGTAATAAGATCATTAAGGGCTTTGGGTACAGCAGCCTTGATACGGTTCTTGATAGCCTCATCGATATTCACCCAGAGCTTCCTACGGAGCTTCTGAGGGTTCCCTGTGCGTGGCCCAAGGATGTAACCAGCTTCACTATAAGCTTTATCCAAATCTCCACCATTCTCAGTGTAGAGTTGAATGAAAGCCTCCTCCTTGTCTGTGAGCTCTTCCTTGTAGGTGGGTACCTCACGAAGACGCTTAGGAGCTTTAGTTATGTGAGCCATTTAGAACCTCTAGGAATTTAGGGTTATCTCGGAAGACTGCTTGTAATCCATTAGCTAAGGATGTTACTACCTGCTCTTCGCTTAAGCCATCACTAAGACCCCAGGAGTGGTAGACAGCATGAAGGAGTTCGTGGAGTAGAGTGTTAACTATTTGTTCCTCAGCCCTCTCCGTATCCACCCTGATAATTAGTTCAGAGTTATCACAGTGTCCATAGATAGCATCGAGTTGAGCACCAGCTTTGTAAGACACAACCTTATATCTGAAAGGCCCTACTTTAATTGAGACTGGAAGCTTTATCATAAAGTTAGACACTACCTATGTAAGAGGGGCTAAGAGCTCTTAGAGCTCTAAGAGTACTTAGTACTCTAAGTGCTAAGAGCTTAAGAGATAACATTTGATGATAATAAATGATATCACTAAGGCTCTAAGCTGCTATGCCCTATGCTCTAAGAGTACTAAGAGACTTCTAAGTTAACTGCTTATACTATAAGTATAACATATTTAGAGCTAAAAGTCAATAGGTATTATGTAGCTATATGTTAATTAATCTATATAACTACATAGCCCCACTGCATGTTGTATAGTACTGGGTAGGGACACACAAGACTACATAGCTCTGAGAACCCCCTCCGGTGAGTGTAAGGGACTAATATAATACTACACAACTGCGCAAGGTGGTGTAGGGGTTATTCAATGCTACCTAGAGTTGCCCAACATTATTGGCATGATAGTTGCATAGCCAGCCCCTTAGCAATTACTATGCCAGATAGCCTCGGAGAATTGGGCAGTGTGTGTAAGTGTGCGTTATAAGCTGTTCCTATAGTATATATGTCACACC